ATGTAGAATTATAAAGAATAAAAAATATGATTTTGAAGAAAAATATAAAATGTATAACGAAGCAAGTATTATTTCTCATAGTGGAGATACAACGAAAGCAATATTAAAAAGAACCTATCCGTTATTTTATTGGTTTGCTTATTTCTTGGATGATTCATGGTATAATTTTACAATGGAAAAGCTTAGAAGAATTAGAGATGACAAAAATGATGCTTATTATGATTTTACAAGGAAATTGCAATGACATAATAGATATATGAATTTATATAATGAATACCAACCGTCAATATTCGATGGTTGGTATTTTTTTATGCAAAATTAGAAATCAGATGGAGAATATTATATATAGAAGGATATATTTAAGAAAGGCGGTAGAGTATTATAGGACACGTTAAAGCAGGAAGGGTAAGGTGAGTTCAATAACAAATATAACAAAAATAAAATATATTCGGATATTGGATAAGGTATATACGGTCACGGATATATCTATGTCTGATATGACAATTACAGCAATGGAACAGGAAGTTGCATTGTGTAATGTGCCGGGCGATGAAGTGTTTGACTTTTTGGAACTGGACGAATTTCAAATTAAGATATGTAGCCGAAGACAACCGGCACAGATTATCAATTTAGCAGAATGGAAGCAAAATAAAGCCAAAGAAATCGTGATTTCAAGTTAGCTTAGATTGATTGTATATAAAGGGTTAAAATGCACGAAAAGGCATATAAAATTCATTTTTATATCAGGGGTACACATTTATATACCGGCTATCAAAAAATTCAAAATAGGTCTAAATATCGTCTGTTTTCCCTAATAAATAGAGTATGAAAATATAGCAGAGTGGAGGTTGATGAAAATACAAAATACAGAGAGAAAAATGATCAAGGTGCGGAGTGTTCAAGCGGCGAGTGTTTATAGAGTAGCCAATGGATATAAGTTCTTATCAAAAGATAAATCAAACGAGGAAGATAAAGATGAATATGTTGATTCGTTCATTGATTATAAAACAGCAGTTATTAATGAGAGCATTTTTTCAGAGTATGCCAGAAAGCATGGTGTAACAGTAAATAAAAAAGATTGTAGTCTTGATTTTATTCTAATGAAGTTTGAATATGGCGTTGATAAGGATAGTTCAGATGAGAAGAATATTAAACCGGCAATGGATGCTGATTCACTTAGGAAATATTTCTATGAAAACGATGCAACAATTACATGGAAAACAATTGATAAGAAAACAGAAAAAGAAATTGTAGGTATGCGGAAAACTATAACATATAGAATGTTATATAGAAATCCGGGTAAAGCAAAAAAGGGTGAATGTATTTTTATCAGGAAAAAATTATATAACCATATGATTAAATATCTTACGATGGGTTTGTATAAGAGAATCCCCAATATGAAGGGTGCCAAGATTGTAGAACTATCAGCATATGCTCCTTTGATAACCGCAACAGCGATAGACTATATTCATATTCCGCTTGATAATATGCTGGTTGTTAAGGATGAATCTGTTGCATGTAAGAAAACGGCATGTGTTGTAAATGCTGTTTCTAAGAAAAGACAAGTGAAGGATTTTAAGGCATTTGAACCGACATTAAATCAATATGGATTTACTACATATAAAAGGACACAAGAGAAAAATCCAGACTTGACATATATTAAAAGATCGAAACAGATATTTGAAGATTATGGGATAGATATAAGTCGATGCCCTATGAAGGAAGTAGATTATACAGATGGAAAGAAACATAATAAATGTGTAGTAGAGAAAAAGAAAGAATGGGAAATCTCTAATATTTTATGGGATGGTATGGGGTTGATAGATTCATCAATTTTCCCGGCAGATATGAACGGATTTATTTATTGCAGAAGTCACTTTTTCAAAAGCTGTCTGTTCAAAGGTAATCTTCAACAATATTTCCAAGACTATTATAAAGATGAATATGAGAATGCCTATATTGATGATGGAATAGACCTGTTTGGACGCAAGATGAAGATATCAGATATAAAGGTTATTGTCACGGATAATTCTTTGAAATGGTTAAAGTTTACTGAATATATGAGTAAATCAGGTTCTGTTGAAAATGGATTTCGGTATTACAAATCATTCATGGAACGAGATGGGGAGATTTTTCAGATTGTAAAAACTGCACATGCTAGTAAGTATGGTGATTTACAGAGAAGTTCATTCCAGATGAATAATACATTACTTACATTAGATAGAGAAAAATTGAAATCTATTGCGAAAACAAGCATTGATTATTGCAATGCATTAAAACAGGACGATGAAGCATTTCTGAATTATCTTAGAATAACCGGCTCTGCTTATTACAGTATCAATAATGTATTGATTGACTTATATAATTGGAATGATCAATTTCGGTATACCCAATATTTCAAGAAGAAGCGGAGAGAAATAATCAGCAAATTAAAGCGTGAGAGATTGCAGTTAGGTAAGCTGTTTCAAAATGGAGACAACCTTACAATATGCGGAAATCCAATTGCATTGTTGAAAAAAGTTACGGGGCAGGATTTTATAAATGAGGGATGCTTTGAAACTTATGATGATAGAATACAATGTTATACAAGGCGGTTTGCCGAAGGAGATAGAATTGCCGGGTTTCGGAATCCGCATAATTCGCCCAACAATATTGTGTATTTAGAAAATGTGTATCCGAAAGAATTGGTGAAGTATTTCCCTGATCTTGGGCGAGAAATCATTGTTATAAATGGCATTGGAACAGATGTACAAGATCGGCTTAATTCACAGGACTTGGATAGTGATACATTGTATGCTACAAATCAGCCGGATATAGCGGAACTTGCGAGAAAAGCATATGTGGAGTACCCCACAATCATAAATAATATTCCATGTGCTGCGAAAAGTGATTATTATAAAGAGATGGAATCATATGCAAAAATGGATAATCAAATTGCAAAGGCACAGGCAGATACCGGGGTATCGAGTAATATTGCGCAATTAGCCCTTAGCTATTGGTTTGATGGAGGATGCAATGATACGGAATTGGAGGATATATTTATCATTTGTTCTGTATTGGCACAATGTAGTATTGATAGTGCGAAGCGGAATTTTGATGTTACTGTTGCAGGAGAACTAACGAGACTACAAGGATTAGCATGTATGAATCCTGATCCAAGGTACCCGCGGTTTTATGCGGAGTTGCAGAAACTAAAGGATAAGCATAAAAAAGGGAAGAAAAAGAATATTGATGATAATGATGTTCGATTTTATGATTGCCCGATGGATATTCTATATCAGATAATTGGCGAAGAGATTGTAGACATGCGTACACGTGGTTGTCAAAAAGTAAAGACAGTTAGAGATGTGGAGTTATTAGCTGATCTATCGGAAGATAAAATAAGAAACAAAAGGCAATCGAAGGTAATTATTGATGCGGTTGAGAAGTATAAGAATGCAGTATCTAAGCTAGATAAAAACGATGAAGCATATTCAAATAACAAAGGCATGGCATTTGATGCATGTATGGAAGAATTGTCTGGAAGAAAAATTAATATGGCGACTATGCAATATCTGGTACGATATGCAATTAATAATGAAAGTATAAGGGATAGTCTGTTGGTTGTTTTACATGATAAAGATATGGAACTTTTCTTAGAAATGTTCAAAAAGTCACCCGAAAGTTGACATTTCCCAAGAAAAACAAGGGTTTTCATTTATTTCCCTATGGAGAGACAGATTTATTTCTTTTTTGGAGATAAGTTTGTTTCCCTTATGGAGAAGCGAAAAGACCGTAAGCTGAGTAGTTTCTTCATAAAATGAGCAAGCCAACTAGCCACGCCTGGCAATTTACTTAGGGCAGTAAAAATACTGCCTTTTTGTTTGCAAGAAATGTTTATAGGAAGGAGGAATGAGAGTGACACAAGAAGAATTAAGAAATCTCTATAAAGAACGTCTGAAAAGAGAGAAACAGACATATATTTCGGAAATGATCAATATTAGTCCGAGTATTTTATCTAAATTCAAAACAGGAAAATTCGATTTATACCCTAATCTGTTTGAGAGATTAAAGGATTATCTTACAAATTCTTAAAGTCTATTTTCATGGCATATCTGCCACATTTAACCGATTAAAATTAACATAAGGAGGAACACATTGAGTGACAATAATTTTATAGTCAATCTTACAGCAAAGTTACACAGCAAAAGTAAACAACAAATTGAATCAGATGCTAAAAATCTTGGAGATATAAAAGTTCCCTTGGTTGGTACTCTGGATCAAGCTAAGACTAGCGCACAATTAAAGCAAGATGTGGCATCATTAAAAACCACGGTTGATATTAATGGTAAGGTAAATACAAAAAATATCACAAGTACAGTACAGCAGAGTGCAAAACAAGCACAAAAGACCGCAGATGCGAATACAATTCAATTTCGTACTTCTTTGAAGAAGGATAAATTGATTAATGATATTCGTGTGTTTGGTCAACAAAATTCTAAACTATTCAAAGACGCTGAAATGTCTTCAAAATTTTCTTCGTTGCTAGACAATGCAAAGCTGGCAACGTCAAATAAAGAAATCAAAAATCTTCGAATGCAATTATCGGCTATGCGATCTGAAGCAAAAGCCACAAATCTAAGCGGTTTGACACTGGGAGATTCAGTGAAAAAGACCTTTAGAAGAGCAACCGAATTATTCACGGGTACAGCCGGAGTAATGATGTTATCGCGACAGTTAAAAAATGCATGGAATGAAGCATTGGATCTTGATAAAGCATTTACTGATTTGATAAAGGTAAATGATGAACTATCAAGGGGCGATTATGACAAATACTTGGAACGCTGTAATGAAAAAGCACAGGATCTTGCCGCAACACAAAAATCATTGATGGAAGGTGCAACCGAGTTTTCTAAGTCGGGATACAATCTTTCGGAATCTAATGCATTAGCTGAAAAGAGTACCATTCTGGCAAACGTAGGTGATATGTCAACTTCAGATAGTGCGAAAGCAATTATCTCTGGTGTACAGGCATATAAGGATGTCGATGGTTTTACAGATGCAGTTAATAAGGCTGGCGCATTGATCGACAAATATAATGAAATCGGAAATACGGCAAGTATTACGTCCGCGGAAATTGCCCAGGGAGTACAAACAGTTGGTTCGGTTTTTGCTGATGCAAATACAAGTGTAGATGAATTTATAGCCTTGCTTAGTGCCGGAAATAGGCAGTTTCAAAATGCCGATACCTTGGCACTTAGTTTACGTACAGCAGCACTTCGTATCCGGGGATGCAAGAGTGAGTTAGAATCCCTTGGGGAAAGTACAGAAAACGTATATACATCATCTTCGAAATTAGCTGATAAAATCGAGAGTTTGACTAATATAGATGGTAATGGTGGAGTTAAGATTTTGGAAGCAGATAATAAAACATTTCGTTCAATCTATGATATTTTTGTTGATTTATCTAAGGTATATCAGCAGATGTCAGATGTGGATCAGAGTGCTTTATTAGACCTTATAGCAGGTAAAAACCGTGCGAGTGGAATTTCTGCCACGTTAAATAATATGTCCGAAGCACAGGATATATACGAACGAAGTTTACATTCAACAGGTTCTGCACAAAGAGAATATGACAAGTATCTTGAATCGAGTGAGGCTTCCTTAAATCGCTTCAAGGCTTCTATGACAGAAACATATCAATCCGTAATAAATGGTCAGACAGTAACGGGTTTATTAAACTGTGGTAACGCCGCATTGCAGTTTGCAAATAGTATTGGACTGGTAGAATCATCTTTAAAAGGATTGCTTACAATCGGTATTATTAAAGTGCTTACAACGGTTACAACAGCATTCCGGGCATCTGCTATACAGGCAAGCAATTTTGGTACTGCATTAAGTGCAGTTAAATCAATGTCTACACTTCAAAGTGGTACAACAGAATATACCAATGCTTTAAATACACTTAAAGCGGTATCTGCGAGTTTAACAGAAACACAGCTAAAGCATATATTGTCGAATGATGCATTGAATGAATCTGAACGAGTTAGAATCCTTCGTTCGACCGGGCTAAGTAAAACTCAGGCGAAAGCAAAATTAGCGGAAATGGAATTAACACAGGCAACGCAGAAACAGGCGGTTGCCAATCAGAAGGCATCATTAAGCACATTTAGTTTATCTTCTGCAGTAAAGGGATTAGGGCAGAACATTAAAATGGCAGTAATGAATAATCCTGTAGCGGTTGCAGTTATGACAGTTAGTGCGATTGCCGGGGTAGTAAAAGCAATCAAAAAGCATAAGCAGGCACAGGAAGAAGCATTTGAATCAGCAAAGAAAAATGCACAAGACGCACAAAGCAAAATCAAATCGCTGCAATCTGAAATCAAACAAAATGCAGATACAGTTGATCAAGCTGGTAAAAAGTATGCAGAACTTGCACAGGGAGTAAATCAGCTTACAGGTAAAAATATCAGCTTATCCGATGATGAATACAAAGAATTTCTTGACGTTTCAAATCAGCTTGCCGATGTATTCCCACAACTTACAAAAGGATATGATGATAATGGCAATGCTATCCTTGATCTACAAGGTAATGTAGATGGTATTACAGGTAAATTAAAGGATCTTCTTGAAATTGAGCAACAGTTAGCTCAGCAGGAAATAAATAAAAATATCGACACATATTTTGAGAATCAATCTAAAGTGTTCGGTAAGGAAGCAAAAGGACAAAATGATACTATCGACACTCAAACAGAGAAGATCGAGAAGTACCAGAAAGCGTTGGATAATTTCAACGAAAGTGTTTCAAATAATAAGCCAGCTTCTAATTTTGAATCTGAATTAGAGAAACAGACGTATTATGCAGATTTTCTTGCCGATATGGAAAAAGCGAATATTGATATTGCCGATGCTATTATTAGTCAAGATGGTACTTCTGCAACAGAGTACAATTTCGCAAAGTTATCTAAGGAAACACAGGAACAGATTAGACAGTATTATGCAGGAATAATTAGTACAGCAAATACCGAAATGCGTTCTGCTGAATCTCAGTTATCCACAAGCAACGCTGAATTTGCATCATATGTCAATATGTGGATGCAGAACTCTTCTGGTTCATACCTTGCAATGACGGGCAATGACGAAATGCAATCTGCTCTTAGCAGTATTGTGAGTGGTTTGAATTGGGGAGATATTCTTCAAGGTGACGATTTTAGTGGTTTAAGCGGTGAAGAATTAGAAAGTGCTATTGAAACAAATATTCTTGTACCTTTACAATCAGCAATGGCAAATGCCGATACAGGCGATCAATTCAAGCAGATTATTACCGATGCTTTGACAATCAGTGATGATGATATTAGTTTGGAAGAATCCAAGAATCGTATCGAAGCATATGTGCAAGAAATCAATGATGTATTAGGTGACGCACTTGGCAAACCTTTAACAGCATCCGATCTTGGTATGCAAAAATATCTGGATAACTATGAGATGTTGATGGATGGTGTTAGTAAGTATGCCCAGACATTAAAATCCGATGGCTCTATTCCTATGACAATGGATGTCATGAAAGAATCAAAAGACAAACTATTACAGTTTGCCGAAGAAAATTCGATTAATACGGAAGCAGAAATTCAAACATGGAATAGAATCATGAGTGAATCTGAAACTCGTGAAGAAGCCATGAAGAAGTATCTTACACAAAAGAGTGTATACGATACTACATATGAATTTGATCCTGCTACTGCCTTTGATGCGGCAAAGTCTGCACAGTCGGAACAGTCACAGAATGGTTATTTATCTACTGAAACCATCGAATCATTAAAAACTGCATATGGAGATTTATCTAAGGTCATTCAGTATACCGATTCTGGTGTAGTTCTCAATAATGAACATATGGCTGAATATACTGAAAATGTAGGTAAAGCAGCACTTGTCAATACGCAGTTAAAAGAAGCGTTTGCAGTTCAGGAATACCAAAAAGAAGCAAAGGCTATCAATGATATTATTAAGACAGAGATAAAAGATACAAATGTCCGTAAGAAACTTACATCTGCGAAGAATAAGGGCATTGATGCACTTCGCAAGGAAATTAGTAATCTCAAGAAGGATAATGATGGATGGTCTGAAAGTTTATCTACACATTTAGATAATATCTCTGCACTTGGTGAAGAAATCAATCAGTATGATGCGCTTGAGCAAAGTATTATGGCATCTTTGTCTGCATTGAGTAATTACAAACGTGCGCTAGAGACACCAGATAATAATGATAATTTCGAATATGTTCAAGGACAGTTAGATTCGGCTCGTAAAGCATGGGAAAATGGTTGGACGGGAACAGATGATTTCAAAACATTCATGGAATATATCGGTTCGGCAAATGATGAATTGGAATATTCTGATGCATTATGGGATAAATATCTTACTCGTGCCGAAAAGTATTTCACCGAAGATATTTCTGGTTTATATACATTCTTGGATGATGCTAGTCAACTATCAGATCAAATTACTAAAAATTCTGATGGTACATTCAAAATAGACGTACAAAATCTGGAACAATTCTGTGAAGATGTAGATATGTCTCGTTCTGCTGTTGTAGATTTATTCTTGGCTATGACAGAAGCAGAAGGTATTGATATTAATTTCGATAACATGTCGGAATCTATTGTAGATGGTTTAAATGCTATTGATCAGAAATCAGTTGATGCAAGAACAGATTTAGCCGATTATAAAAAGACAATTGAAGAATTAGATAAAGCTGGATTCGATACAACGGAATTATGGAAACAGTATGATTCGGTTGCCGGGGAAATTCAACCAGAGATAGAATTTTATGCACATTTAGCGGATACAACCGATTTGCAAAGTGAAGCGGAAGAAGCTGCAAAGCGAATTTCTGAAAAAGACCAAAGTGTTAAAATTGATTTTAGTGCAGATTTAGATGTTGATAGTTTGAATAAGCAGATTAGTAGTCTACAAACGTATCGTGATGGACTTGAAATTGGTTCTGATAGTTGGAAAGATGCACAGACAGTTATCGCACAATTACTCAAACAGAAACAGGAACTTGAACAGCCTGCAATTATGGGTATTGATGCATCACAGGTCGAAGAAGGTTCTCAAACTGTATTAGCGGTATTACAATCTTATATATCTGCAAAACAACAGCTAGAACAGGCAGAAACACTTGGTATTGATACAACCGATGCTGAAACACATCTTGCAAATGTAACAACACAGTTGCAGAATTTACAGGATCAGGGTGAACTCACAAAAATCGGTATTGATGCTGAAATTGATACGGATAAATTCAAGGAACAGTTAGCAAATCTCAATCCTGATAGTTTCTTAAAGGATTCAGATACAAGTATTAAGGTCGATGCTGATACGTCAGCTTATGATAAGGCACTTAATAATGCAGTATCTAAGGCAAGTAAACAGACCGCAAAGATTAAGGTACAGGCGAAGCTGTCGGAGAACTTTCATGCAAATCTACAAAGTATCTTAAATAGTCAGAGTTTTAATGTCAAAGTCAATGCAAGTGCATCTGGTACTACTACGACTTCTCATGGCAATACCAAGACAAGAAAAACAGTTATGTTCGGTAAAGCAAGCGGTACTAACGCCTATAATAATGGTGTCCGCAATGGACAGATTGCATACGATCAACAGGCTCTTGTCGGAGAGGTTGCACCTGAATTATTAGTTCGTAATGGACAGGCACAGCTTATTGGTAAGCGTGGTGCTGAATTTATGAATCTAAAGAAGGGTGACGTAATATTCAACCATATTGATACCGAGAAGCTATTAAACGGTATTGGTGGTATTCGTGGCAAACTTATTGGTGGTGGATTTGTTAATGGTACATTGTTATCACATGCCTATGGCAAATCAACAGGTTCAAAGACTACTATTATAGGTGGAACAAATAACGATTGGACGAATAGACATAATTCAAGTGGTTCTGGATCAGGCTCTAACTCAAGTGGTTCAAATGATTCAAGCGCACAGGATAAAGCGGATGAGTTTTCAGAAACACTTGATTGGATTGAGGTAAAAATCAATCGTTGTGAAGAAGCTATTGCTCGTCTGAATAAAACAGAGGAAAATACATTCTCTGGATGGACACTTCGTACCACTGCCCTAAATGATGAGATTGCTAAAACAGCAGACGAAATCGAATGGGCTACACAGGGATATAAGAGATATTTACAACAAGCAGACAGTGTTGCATTGTCTGAAGATTACAAACGGAAGGTTCGTAACGGAGAAATAAATATTGAGGATATCACTGATGAAGATTTATACAATCGTGTGCAGGATTACCAGAATTGGTACGAAAAAGCTGTAGAGCTACAAGACAAAATCCAAGAACTCAACATATCTCTTTCCAAACTAGCGCAAAAGAAATTCGACAACATAGTAACGCAGTTTGAAGATATGGAAAAGGTATTCACTGATACTAATGATATTCTTGATAAGCTAGTTGACTATGCTGAAACAAAAGGTCGTATTATCTCAAAATCATACTACGAAGCAATGCTCAACAATGAGAATGAGAACAATAAACTCTTAGTTCAGCAAAGAGATCAAATGGTTTCTGAGTTGAACGAACTCGTGAATACAGGTAAAGTAACAGAATATTCAGAAGCATGGTATGATCTCAAACAGCAGATTGATGAAGTTAATGGTTCTATCGTAGAATCTAACAAGTCAATCCAAGAGTTCTATAATAATATGCGTCAGGCTGATTGGGATTTGTTCGATCTTGTACAAGATAAAATCACAGGTATTGCAGATGAAATTGAGTTTGTACAAAGCCTACTCGAAGATAGGGACAATCTAACTGATGGTCACTTGAATCGTGGATTAACTAATGAAGGTCTTGCACAGCTTGGCAATTATGCATCCAAATATAATATCTATATGTCTCAAGCGGAGAAATACGCTAATGAGATTAAGAAGATTGAAGCAGACATTGCGAAAGATCCAGCGAATAAGGATTTGATTGATCGAAAAGAAGAACTCATTAAGGCGCAGAGAGATGTTATACTTTCAGCTAACGATGAAAAGAAATCCATGATTGACCTTGCTCGTGATGGATATGATGCAATGCTTGAAGTATTGCAGGAACTCATAGACAAGCGTAAGGAATATCTGGACAACGAAAAGTCGATTTATGAGTATCAACAGACAATTAGTGAGAAAACTGAAAATCTGGCAAGTCTTAGGAAACAATTATCTGTTTTTGAGAACGATAACTCTGAGGAATCCTTAAAGAAAGTACAACAGTTACAATCTGACATCAAAGATGCTGAAAAGGACTTAAAGGATACAGAGTACGACAAATACATCGAAGATCAAGAGAAAATGCTTGACGACTTGTATCAGGAGTATTCAGATAAGATTGATGAGAAGTTTGAGCAGACCGAAATACTTATTCAAGAGCTAATCGGTGTAGTCAATGAAAATCAATCCTCTATCAGTGATACAATCACTACTGTTACTTCTGATGTAGGATATACAATATCCGATCAGATGAAGACTATATGGAACGATGCAGGAACAGTTATTTCTGGTTTCACAGGTAAATTCGACACTTATGCTACAACTGTGCAATCAGCAATCAATAGCATTCAAGTCACAATTGATAAGATGCTTCAAATTGCACAAGCAGAGGCGAATAAGAATATAGCAACTGCAAATAATCCAAATGGTATTGCAAATGGTTCTAGTTCAACAGCACCTAAACCACAGGCAACTCCGAAAGCAAATACAAGCAATAATTCTTCTGTACAAGCACCAAAGGCATCACCGAATGTCGGAACAAGAGTTAATGCTACAGGTAATTGGTATTATGATTCTTATGGTACTGCTCCAACAGGCAATGTCAACAGATTCAAACCAGATTATTTTGAGATTGATAAAATCGTTAATGGTCGTGCTTATCCATATCATATTCAAGCAATTATCAGAGGTAAACGTGCTGGCGGTAATGGTTGGGTTAAAGGTAATCAGATTGGCTATAAGAATGGTCTAAAGGAAGCAACTTACGATCACTTAGCTTGGACACAAGAAGAGGGTGCTGAAATTATCAGACGTTCTGATGGTAGTATCTTAACTCCAATCACTCGTGGTACAACTGTATTTACTCGTGAAATGACTGATAATCTGTGGAATATTGCAAAACAGAACCCGGAGAAGTTTTATCAGAATGCAATGCCGACTATGAATACATTTGCTACTACTAACCGTGGCGGTGATGTGAGTGTATCTATTGGAGACATCAAGTTAGATGGTATTCAGAATCCAGATCAGTTTGCACAAGCTCTTATCGGTGTGGTCAAAGACTATTCTAAGGTACAAAAGGTACTTCAAGCAGCTACAGTTGATTTAGTTGCAGGAAAAAGTATCAAAGACATAAACCGATTCTAATTTTATGGGGAGTGTTTCGGCACTCTCCTGTATTGTATAAACGTATGTTCTAATAGTATTCTGTCGATTATTGGTATATAATAGTAATATTAATAA